ACTATGTCTTGTCTAGTTGAAAATTTAACGCTTACTGTGTCTTTTGGGTTTTCGTCTGTGTATAATCTTCTTCCTGATCCTTTAGGTTTTTTACCTGTTCCTTTTTTAGGATCAGCTTCATTTATATTTTCTTTATGAGTTGTTGTTTTTAATGTTTTAGCTAAATTTAGGGCTTTAAGATATTTTTTATTTTTTTCACTTGGATTTTTCATTTTCTTTATCTTTGAAATAGCTTTAGTTATTTTAGATAAAGGAATTTTTTCTCCGTCTTTAATTTTAAGTCTTTTTCTTACAGTACCTTGTTTCAAATTGCCTTTTTTCTTACCTTTAGCAGCCATTTTTTCATAAGTGTCACCTTCATTTTTAGCCATTTTAGTAGCAGTAGCTATTTTGACTGACTTCCAATCTTTACCATAACGTTTTTTAAACTCTTTATCTGGTAAATCTTGTGCTATTTTTTCTTCTTTATCCGAAAGATCTCTTTCAGACATTCCTTCATTTCGAGGAACACAATTAGGAACCATTTTATTACCTTTTTTCTTCATACCCTTTTTTACATATCCCTTCCAGCATTCATTTATAGTTTCTTCACTAATATCTAATTCATTTAAAAAATGTTCAGGTTGTTCTAAATCAGGTTGTAATCTGTAATCTGCTGTAAGTTCTTCTCCTTGTCTTACAGGTTGAATAGTTACTAAATATCGAGTATTATCTTTCATTATATTTTTACAATTAGGAGTTTCTGAATGGTTATACATTTTTCCTAATTCATAAAAATTATATTGTCCTTGTCCTAAGATATCATGTAATTTATCTATTACAGTTCCTTCAGGATAATTTTCTTGAGCAAATGCTCCTTGTCCTTGAATATTACTATTATTTAAATAATATTTATTTTCATACATTGTTCCTGCTCCACCTTGTCCTGTAGCAGCATTATACATTCCTCCTCTTTGGTATTTTATAACAGGAGAAGTTTTATCATCTTTAGGACCATCAGGCATTCCTGCTTTCCATTCACTACCTCTCATATAATCTAAAACTTTATCTTCTGGATTATATAAATCTTCTTCTAAACCTGTTACTATACCCCAAGCTTTATCTTTATTTGATTTTGATAAATGATCAGGGATATATTTTAAAAAATTATCTTTATCTTTAATTTTTACAAAATTTCTCATTTCAGTACCTGATATACCTCCTGTTTGTGGGGGTACTAATTTAATTTCAAAATTAATTCCTTTAGGTTCTGCAAATTTTCCTATATTATTAAAACGTTTATCATTTACATCTTTTTCTCCCATTCCTAAATAAATTTTAGATCCTTCAGGTGCTTCTTTTTCTATAAAATCATATACATCTTGTACTGGAGAATTTGAATTTGAAGCTAAAATAGCTATTTTTTTAGATATTGGGTCAGGATCTGTAGATCTATAAAGGTCCCATAATTTAAGGGCTACTTCACGATTAATACCATCTCTTATTTTTACTCCAACTTTAACTATAACAGTGTCTGCATCAGTATTTGATATAAGCCATTTAGCCATATTATAATGACCTGCATGAGGTGGTTTAAACCCACCAGGTAAAAGTGCTATCTTTTCCATCAACTACGTAGTTTTGTAATAAATATAAACCTTTATGACAAGGCTAACCTCTTCTTCATTAGTGTAGAAGTAGTAAGTTTTACTGCAGTGTGTAGTAATTTTGTGAAAGATTTAAAACCAAGTTCAGAAGGATCTTTATCGCCCATTTCTATAAGGTAAACTTGTTTTCCATAAGACATAAATGTTTCAGCATGATTAAAAGCATCTTTTAAAGCATCTTCATCTAAAGCTAAATATATTTTTTCTACATTACTTTTAATAATTTTTTTCATTAAAGTTGTAGATAATTTTTTTCCAAATAAAGGAATTGCATTACGTTTTATAGCCATAGCATCAAACGCACCTTCACATAAAATTACGGGTAAATCCCAGTTTATATACATTTCAAATCCAATTATGTCCTTGGTACTGGAAGCTAATTTATGTTTAATATATGCATTTTTATCAAACGAACGACCTACATAATAATTTAAAAATCCATCAGCATCATATGAAGGAATTACAACCATATTTTTTAAAGGACCTTGTTCACAATAATGTAAATCATATTTAACTACATCTTGTTGAGTGATTCCTCTTTGATCTAAATAATGTAATGCATGTTTCGACAGAATTGCTGATGATGACATTATAGGCGTTACTCCATGAGGAAATTGTAAAGTATTGGCATCTATTTTTTGTTTGGTTTGTTGTTTAAAATTATATTGCTTATCAATTTCTTTTAAAGCTCCAAATGCAGCTCCAGGTGCACCCGCTTTTTTAAGTAATTGAAATGCTCTATGACCTTTATAATTACAAACCCAACATTGAAATTTTTGAGATAATAAATTAAACGTAAGTTTTTTCTTATGGTGGTTACAAGATGGACAATTAAACACAGCTTCATCTCCCCCACGGGCAGATTTACTTCTACCTAAAATTGATTCTAATAGCTGTTTTAGTAAATCTTCTTTCATTTAAAGTCTCTATCGTAAAACTTACCTAATATATTATCATTAAGGTATTTTTTATCTTCTAAAACCTCTAATATAAATTGGTATTTACATTCTAAGTATGTAAGTTCTTTTTTATTGTAAGCCACTTGTAAAATTGTTCTTTCTAAATCATCATTATTTGCATCTTTAATAAATGCATGTGATCCATAGTAAGTTTTCCAATCGCTTTCCTTTAATACTCTTTTGTATACTGGTGGACGACCTTTACCTTCCCATAGGGCTTTTTCTTTTTTACCTAATTTTTTCTTTAAATTATAAATTAAAGACTTTTTACCAATGTATCTTTTTCCTGTTGGAATGTGAGTTGTTTGATAGATGAAACCAAATGCACCTTCTGGGAGGTCATTAATTTCTTGAATATGTTTGTTTTGATAGTTCCATTGCATATATACAATGTACGAAGACTATTTTAGGTATCCCAGCGAAGTACGATAGTTGTGTCAGTTTCGTTTGATGTTCTTATAGGTTGAGCCATTTTACCTACTACTAATAATTCATTATTTTCATTATATAGACCAATTGTAGTAACATAAGGTTTAAAAGCAGAACTAGATTGAAAACCAGCTATTTCTTCTTCATTTATTGATCCTATTTTTCTTGCTGAAATATTTGTTGTATTATTAAATTCATGTTCTTCAATTGTACATTGATATTCATGTTCATAAATTTGGTGTGAACCTTGAAATTGTAAACTTTGTATAATACCATTACCTGTAGTATCTAACATGCCTAAAAATTCAGGGTGTGTTATTGTTACAAATCCATTTTTATAAAATATATTTCCTATGTAAGGTGAACTATTACCCCTACCTAAATGGGCTCCTATTTGAGTGTCTGTTATTGCTTTATTGTATATTTGGATTTGGCTTAAAGAACCACTTAAATATTTTTCTTTACCACCTTTACTACCTATATAAACATTAGCTGTATTTTGAGTTTGTTTTGTAATATTATCTGGTCCTGAAGTTCCCGTCCCTACACCATTTATAAAAATTTCCATTTGGGAATCTTTACATCTACAAGTTATGTGTTGTTGAGTACCTGGTGTGTAAGATGCACTATAAGTAGTAGTAATTTTACCGTCTGATCTTCTAAAAAATATTTCTTTATTAAAAGTATATATTTCAAAAGGAAATTGGGGTTCTGCTTCTATTTCATAAGGTGTATTATAAGGGTTAGAAGCTGAATTATGTAATTTAGGGAAATTACCTGGATTTGCTTCTTTAGTTGTACTTTTAGAAATTAAATAATAATCTATATCTGTTCCTAAAGTAAAAGTAGCTGCAGCATTTACTGATGTAAGTACATTAAATTGTGATGTTGCTGTTACTGCTGTGTTTCCTATAGTACCAATTGTAGGTGGGCTGTCTTTTTGTTTTATAGTTACAGCTCCACCTATAGATGTTGCTATTAATTCTCCATTATGGCCGTTTGCGTGATTTATAGCGTTTTTTAGTCTTGTTGCTTTTGTAGTAGAGTTTTGAATTTTTCCCCTAAATGAAACTACAGTACCTCCTAAACTTGTTCCTTCAGCTGAAGTACTACTTCTATAAGTTCTACTTGTTCCATTAGAAGATATTAAAGTTAAATCTTCATTATTTGTGTTAGAAGCTGATACCGCGTTCATAGTAAGAGATAATTGCCCTACAGTAGGGGGTTTTACATTTGCAAAAAATGAAATAGTAAAATCATCTCCTGGGTTAAAATTAAAGTCTCCTTTATGACCTACTTTTATAGAAGGTGATATTGTATCATTAAAATCTATACAAGGAAAATTACCACCACTTAATGTTTGTGATGAAAAATTAACATTTTTATATTGGAGTAAATTATAAAAATAACTGTCATCGTATTCGTCTCCTTCTGGTGTACTATATGAGGGGATAGGGTTTATTCTTTTAACTCCATCTAAATAAAAATATTGATCTCTTCCATCAACAGTATAACCATCGTAAACATTTAAATCATATCGTTTAAAACCATTTATTGGTCCTATATCTAAAACACGTGAGCGTACATCTATTTCAAAATCATCTAAATCAGTATTATATGTAATAAGATTACCATACCCATCATCTTTAATTTCGGTGTTATCTGATTTAAGATAAAATGATTTTGGTTTTATTTCATGTCCATACAAACCCATAGGGATAGATAATACCCTAAAATGTTCATATAATTTTCTTTGGTGTTTTAAATAATTTAAATCATCATGACCAAAATATTTTTTACCAGTTGATACATTATGAATTTTATTAAAATTTCTATAAAATAAATTATCTATTTGACTATATTTTATAGCCCCAGGACCATGTAAATCTATAGATTCAGAAGTCCATTTTCCTGTATAATGATTTATTGAATTAGAAGAAGCCGAAGAGGATACAAAATTATATTGCTTGTGAGCATTAAATGGGACTATAGCGTAGTCTTGTGGTGTAAATTTTTTAAATGTTGACATTCAAATGACATTTTAGTAGTCTAATTTAACTCTAATAAGGGCTTCTTTTGTAAAATCTTTAGTAATTGGTTGACTTAATTTAGCTACTGCTAATAAATCACCATTGTCATTATACATTCCTACTGTTGTTATGTAAGATGTAGG